CAATAGTCGCAATCAAGGCTGGCATACCACAGTATTCAAGCACTCTTGTTATTTACAAGAAGGATGTTTGTGATATTGGTTTGGATATTGTATGTTTCACACGTCTTGGCCCACTAGCAAAAAAATTTGACTAAACACATTTTGATGGGACCAGTACAGGCAGGTGAGTATGTTCGATTCAAGGGTAAAGACTATATATCAGCAGCTGTGACTGTTGATAGTGAATATCTTAAAGGTAGTGTCTCATCGTTCCAAGAATCTGTGAATGAAGGTGATAGTGGAACCATAGTTTACTATATAAGGAAAGAACAAGGTGAAGTCAGAAATGTGCTCTTAGCTTCTATTCTCTCAGGTTATATGAAAACACAATTTGGTTCAACAATTTCATTATTTGCAGGATTTACGGGTTGGCCAACGAAGATTGACACAACCATTGTTCACAACGGTCATGAAGATTATGATCTTGCCACTCCTCAGGAGAAGGAATTAGTACCCCCAAATCCCAAATATGCCATAGTTGGACATATTCCCAGCGATAAGCAACCAATTGTTGTTGGTAGCTTTTCCTCAAAAGGCTCGCAGCGTGCCTCATCACTTGTGCCAACAGACTGGTTGGATAAATTCCCAGCAATCAAAGAAAAGTATACGGTTCCTACTATGGTTGCACGAGTTGAGAATGGTGAATTTATTTCCAACGAACTTAGTTGTGCGCGCCAAATGGCAGAAGCAGCTGCTATCCATGATAAAACTGTGTGGGTTGGTGCTTCCTTGATAATCCGGGATCATTTCGAACAGTTAGTTGGTGATAGAAAGTTCCAAACAATGAGTATATCACAAGCATGTTCAGGCTTTGATCAGATTCCATCTCTTAATATGAGCACATCTATTGGTTTCCCTTTCGCTGGTCCAAAAGGGGATTTCTTTTATGGAACAACAGATGTGGCTTATCCAGATAATCGTTTGCTTGGAGAGATCGAATACTGGATAAATAACTTGTCTCAAGGTATTACGTTATTACCATTAGTCCGTGGTTCAGTTAAGGATGAGGTAACAACAATTAAGAAAGCAAAGAAAGGTGAAGAGCGAATCTTTTTTGCTGGCTCAACGACTCTTGTTATTTTATTGAGGGTGTTTTATGGAGATTTTATGGAATGGCTTGGATCTACTCGGTTCAAGAGTTTTTGTTGTGTTGGAATTAATGCCTTGGGACCAGAATGGGGAGAATTGGTGAAGTATTTAAATGTTGGAGATGGAAGGTTAGCTATGGATTCTGATTATTCTAAGTTTGACAAAAGAATGAACATCTTATCATTTGCTGTTGATATGGTGACGGAATTTATTATTGATCATTCAAAAATGTCATCACTCGCTCAACAGCGTATGAGAACCTTGTCGGCTTCCATACATCAATACTGTATGGATGTCCGTGGAGATATCTACCACTATGCCTCATCAACTCCATCTGGTGTTTTTGGGACCACTCACTTTAATTGTGTGTGTGAAGCAATGATTGAATGTGCTGTATATGTTATATTGTGGGGAAAATATAACAACCATAATATCTTTAATGCATTTAAGTTGGCTCGTCAACAAGATCTATTTTTCTCCCGAGTTAGATTGGTTAACTATGGTGACGATAATGTCAAGACAGCACCTGTGGATGATATTGAAACATTTTACAATGCTCAAGACATTCAATTGTATTCGCGTGCCCTTGGATATGATTTGACAGCAGTTGAAAAAGATGGGTCACCCTTATCATGGAAATCTATTGAGAAATGCACATTCTTGAAGCGAGGGTTCAAGTTTGTGGATGATCGGTGGTTAGCTCCTTTAGAAATCGCATCTATTGAAAAGAGTATTTGTTTTTATGACACCAAAACCCCTTTATCACGCGAGGATTGGGAATCAATACTTAAGAAAAATATGATGTTTGAAATTGTATTGCATGGACAAGAAGAGTATGAACGGCTTGCTCGAATTTTAGATTGGCCTGTTGCTTATGATGATGCTTATAAGAAGGCTTGTGTAGATCTCGATGAGGGAGAGA